GCATCTAATCCTGAACCAGAACCATCGTTTCCTGCGTGCCAAACAGTGTTTGAGTTTACAGTTAAAGAACTAAAGTTTGTTTGAGATGTCGTACCGGAATTTCCAGTGATGCTCGTAGCAAGTCCTTTATATGGAACTTCCTGTATTAATTCGCAATCAGACAGGTCTCTATCTTCCCAAGTCCAACCGGATGTGTATGAATCTAAAGAGTTGGAAGAATAGACACTCTCTACATATAGTTTTGGCCAATAGCTCGGATCGGGTATGTAAATAATTACATATCCATCAGGACTTTTTGCAAGGGTAATTGTTGGTGCCCAAGCGCCATTAGATATAGCGGTTCTATTGTAAAATTGGTCAGCATAATAATGCCATCCAATAGATAGAGAAACCATTTGTGCGCTACCATATCTAAACCCTTTAATGTTTACTGTAAAGTCCGAACCTCCGTAGTTCCAAGGAATAGTAGTCTTTATTCTATATTGAGCAGGGCTTGCGCCTGAATTTAAATCAAGTATGCCTAAAGAGAGCCTTCTGTTTTGCACCGATAAAGTGCCGGAAGATGTGCTTAATCTTGATTTAATACTACTATTCCAATCAACAAAATTTACGTATTCTCCGCTGTTTCTTGGACCATAAGAAGAAGACCATAGTCCACCTGCATATATTTCGTTTGCAAAACGAGCATTGCCGTTTACATCTAACTTATAACTAGGACTAGTCGTCCCAATACCTACATTTCCAGTGCTACCCGCAATGCGAACGCTTTGAAAGAAACTTGTTCCATTGTGACTCCAGAAATCTATTCCTTGGCCAGAGCCACCAGCGCCCGATGCAATACCAAGACCCACACCACTTTGATGGAATATCCCATAGTTAACTGTTGGAGTTGAGCCAGCAGTTCCAACCTTTATAGATTGACCGTGAAAAGCAGTAGCTGAAACGTAATTATTATCTACGCTCAGATATCCATATGGAATATGTATACGTCCAGAATTGTATCCAGAAGCTCCAGTATTTAATTCAATCGTGCCATTGTATCCAGCTACTATTCTTGCGTTTCTACCTGGGAATTCTAATCTGCCAGTATTTCCATCAAAGCCAACATACCCACCCCAAACATTGTCTTGGTCTTTAAACGTTATGTAGCTACCTAATCCGGTAAGATTAACCGCAGCTCCAGCAGCAGTAAAGTTTACGGTAGTAGCTGTAGATGCACCCCTTCCAGTAACAGTAGCTAATGTATCCGACTCTGCGGTAATGAAACCAGCGTCCTCAATGTCAGAGACAGAAGCCATTTGACTTAGGTCTACCGTATTGCCGTTGCTAATGGTAAGCAGTTTCTCTGCTTGGTTCCACTCAAGTTCTTGTGAGTCTGTTTCAGAGGTGAGGTATCTACCATCAAGGTCAACGGTTACTGTTCCTCCGTCTTGTTGAGTAAGAGTTAATACACCGTCTGCAGTGTTAAACGAGGCAGAGTTAATCTTATCGTTGTAGGCTGTGTTCCAGTTAGTAGAATCACCACCTGTTGCGTAGTAAATACCAGCATAGATATTTTGTAGGCTGTCGTCTGCTCCGCCAGTAAGTCTAAATCCAGCATTGTTGTACCGTATCTGGCCCCAGTATCTGCTTCCCTGATGGAATCTTAACGATACGTACTTAGCCGAATCACCAGTGTCTGATGAGTATAACTCAAGGTTATAGTCGTTAGCTCCAGCGCTATGAGCTGCGTATGATATGCTTGACTGCCCAGTTACAGTTGCTGCTGTACTTGCACTTCCGGCAGAAGATGCATAATTTACAGACTGAGACCCAATATTTCCAGAGTGAACAAGAGTCGTCCAAGAAGTCCATACACCAGCAGCACTACGGCTTCTAAATGCCATAGTGCTAGTTGGGTCGGTATCAATATAAATCTGAGCTCCATATACTGATGTAGTTCCAGCCCAAGTCATACCTAAGATATGACCATCGTTTCCGCCAGGTCCTAGAGCAAGTGTGTGAATAAAAGAATGCCCAGCGTCGGGAAGTGCTGAGTCTGCCGCAACAACAGTTGTTCCATTAGGGCTAACGAGCTTTGTTGGTGTTGGAACACTTGTAATATACCCCTGACTAGTAACAAACTCCTCAGTAGCCAATCCATCCAACGTAACAGTATTACCGTTAGAGATAGTTAGGTTCTTACCTCCAGCTTCCCAATCAAGTGTTTGTGAGTCCGTCTCTGAGGTGAGGTAGCCTTGAGCTTGTACCCAAGTTCGAGTTGCTAAGACGTTACCATTCCAAGTTGCGTTACCAGAAGTTGAAAGACGAACTTCAGTTCCACCAGAACCCTGTATGTTTAGAATTGAATCGTTTACGTGAATACCACCAATTTGTACCCCGCTGCGGTATGCAGATAGAGCCCATATACCCTCGGAAGCATTTACAGCAAACTTCTCATTTGATGCCGCCTCTCTTCCGATACCAACACCGTAAGTATTGATGTTTGAACGAACAGCTCCATTTACATAGAAGTCTGTTCTTCCGTGAGTATATGTGGCAGAATTTTTTTGTCCAGTTAACTGCCCAATACTAAGTACACCACTAGCAGCACCTGGAGAGCCAGGAACATAATTAATCTCTATTTGCTGGTCCCAATCCCAAGATGATGAAATTACTAACGATGGATTGTTGTTGCCAATTAGCCAAAGATGTCCATCCCCGTATCCAAGAAGGTCAACGGTGTTGTATCTAACACGCTCATAGCCTTGGCTAAGTCTAGCAACTACAGCATCGGTAGTTCCAAGAAGGTCTAATTTGTAAGAAGGGTTAGTTGTTCCAATACCAAGTCCATTCGGCTTAATAGTCGCAATCTGAGTGCCACCAGTGCTGTGTGTGTCAGCAGTATGTGTCCAGAACTGAATCTCAGTAGCTGGATTTGACTCGTAAATATTACCACCAATTACAACAGCGTTCTGACCATTCTGAGCAAGACCGCCAATAAGAGTAAAACCTTCTGGCTCCGTAGACGAATTAAAATGCTGTGCGGTAATGTATGCCCACTTAGGTGCGCCATCGCTGTATGGACCAAGTTGAAGGTTACCACCAGCAGCATTACCAGCAGTTCTAATTTGAAGCGTAGTATTTGAAATATTACCTCTCGCCGCAACGGTTGCTAACGTATCAGACTCAGCAGTCAAGTAATTACCCTGCGCTTGGAATGGTAAAGTAGAAAGGTCTACTGATTCGTTGTAAGCACCACCTTCACCAGTAAATACAAGGTTTGTGTCTACAACCTTTACATCTGAGATGTAGTTGTTCTCGTATGATGTTAGATACCCTGCTGATGCGTGATTACCCCATCCATAAGCGGTATTCCAGTTGGTAGAATTATTCGTAGTTGTGTACCAAGAGGAGGCTGTATAGATAGGGTCTGTCTCTGTATAGGAAGTTAGGTATCCTGCCTCACTATGGTCTCCCCACCCATAGGCGGTATCCCAAGCAGTGATGTCCTCTGTTCTAACATTATAAGCAGCAGACTGTGTAAATACAGGGTCTGTCTCAGTAAACGAGGTAAGGTACCCTTGCTGACCTACCCAAGTCTCCGTAGCGTAGCCCGTAAGGTCTGTGGTGACCGTCTGCCAAGTGCCATCAGCACGCAAGAACTTTCCAGTATCATCAAAACCCGAAGCAGGAACAAAACCGTTAGAGCCAGCAATAATAACCTCCTCGCCACCAACGACCTCAGAAGTCGCCTGAGTGAATACATTGTGCGTGTGGGAAGTAAGAGAATAGAGACCTGCGTGGTTACCCCACCCGTAAGCCGTGTCCCAGTTGCTTGAGTTGTTAATAGTGGTATACCAAGACGAAGCCGTATAAATAGGGTCAGACTCCGTATAAGAGGTTAAGAAGTTCGGAGACCAGTTAACCCAAGCACTTCCGTTCCAAGACAGCAACTGACCTACAGCCGTTGTGCCGATTGTTACATCACCAAGAGCGCCAATAGACGATGCGCTATTTAAAAACGATGGGGTCTTGTTATACCATACATTAACACCGGGGTCTCCGCCAAGCGGTTGCCCATAAACTAAAATCTGATCAGCGGATGGGTTGCTAACCACAACATCAGTAAGCGAATTTAAATCTCCATAGGAAACGCTGCTTACATAATCGGTTCCAGCAACAGCCTCAACTATTAGGCCGTCGGAATTAACCTTTAGTATCGATCCACTCGCAAGTCCCGCTAGTGTTACACTACTTAAAAATTTTTGAGACATATTCTTTGTGATCTACTGATTGTCAAAAATACGAAAAAAAGAAGGGGCTTGGTTTAAGCCAGCCCCCACTCTTATTGTGATTATAATTTATAGAAATCAAGGCTCCGAAGGACCTAGGCCTTCATACACAAGGCTGTCTCCATTTAGCTTAGCGGCAGACAAGATCGCGATATAGTCACCCTCCCCAACAGTGAGAGAGAATGAAACCTTAACGGTTGATGTTGTTGGGCGAAGCACGTCTACGTGTACAGTCTCAAATGTTGTTGAGTCAACTACCTGAACCATGATACGCTGCGTGTTGTAGTCGTGAGTGATAGTATACACATTACCAACCTTGCTAACAGAGCCCTGTGTTGAGTCAAGCGTGAACCACTTAGGAGCGCCAAGGAGGTTAGCAATCGTGTTTACGTTGGCCTTCTTAATAATACCCGTCTGCCCAATCGCATTCTCATACATATAGAAGAAGTCCGTGCCTGAGGGTGTCATTGTATCTACGACGCCAATATGGAACTTCTGGTCAACAGTAGAGAACTGGTCGTTGGTCTCGTCCCAGATGAAGCTTACGTTTGCATCCGTTCCGCGCTCAACTTCAAAGCCTGCATTTTGAGTAGCGGCTCCTGTCTCATCAGAGTTCAACTTGATGATAGAATCACCGATGTTTACCTCGTTAGAGTTTACACTTGTGGTGGTTCCGTTTACGGTAAGGTTTCCGGCGATAATAACCGCAGCGCCACCAAAAGTAATTGTCTCGTTACTGCTCTGGTCTACCGTGCGCGTGATGTCCGGCTGCTCAAGCTGATTAGCGCCCCACATCAACAACTTGTACTGTGTGAGGTTGCCAGAGTTCTTCAACTCAACATCATTGGCATTTACCGTGATACCCGTACCTGCCCCAACAGCAAACGTGCGAGAGGTAGTGATATCACCACCACCAGTCAAACCAGCACCTGCCGTAAGGTCAATACTATTGTGCGCAACGTTGCGTGTATGAAGCGTATCAAGAGCAACGTCATCGTTGTTTACGACAATACCAGTACCAGCACCAACAGCAAGTGTTACATCACCAGATGTTGCATCACCCGTAAGACCGGCTCCTGCGGTAATTGAACGAATGTCTCCAGAAACATCTAACCAGTCCGTTCCGTTAGAGAAACGCATTACATTGTTTGTGGAGTCGTAGATAATACGACCAACGTGAGAGGCAGCGGCAAGTCCGCCTATCTCAGCAAAAGTTGCAAATTGTGGTTTGGCATTGATTAACTCAAGTCCTCCAAGATCAATCGGCGATAAAAATTTAATAGCAGCCATAGCGATTAGTTAAAGTATGCCTTGCCTGAAAAGGCTCCGGCATCAAAGGTTATTGTTACATTGTTATTGTCGACATAGTTAATACTACCATGTACTACGTTATCTAAGGAGCTCACCACCGTAACGGACGGCTTCTTCCCTAGGTTATGCTGAACCATCCACGTGGCAGCAGGCGTCCCCTGCTCGTAGACAAAGTGTTGGTCTCCGCGACCAGCAACAATGCCGGCTACAGAGATTTTACTTGCTGGCTGAGAAACAACAGAAACCCCAGACACGCTGGCGACATTGATGTCGATGTTTACATCAGCTCCGTCTACTACGGTTATACTACTCATGGGGTGATGTCCTCATTAATTTTAAATATTCCGTAGATCCAAGTCTTCACAAGGTCTTGGCTTGTGTCTTTGCTCTGCAAATCGTATACAAAAACGCCAGACTGTACAGTCTCCATGACGGAGTATGGACACGTCACCGTAAGCTCATTGAGGTTTACGACAACATAATTAAGACTATCGTGTGCTATTACGTCATCAACCGAAGTGCCCGTTTGCTTTACTGACATCTTAAAGGTGTGATCACTAACATCCATGGCCTGTCCGCTGTCGTCCGTAAACGTCAACTGAATCTGAAAAGAATCGCCTTTACGACACGTAATGTCAACCCTTTTAGAGATATCTAGATTTATACTATCTGCCATAATGCAAAGATATGATTTTTAATATTTCCCTTTCTTGCCCTTTGGAGATGCGGCAGTGCTACCCCCGGGTCCAGCCCACAGGTTCTTACATGCCCAGTACTTGGGGGTCAGCTTATTGGTAGCCGTGCTGCATTTGTGACGAGCCTTAAAA